GTAAATATTATGACAAAGAAGGTAAAGTACGTTATAAAAAGTTTTGTGATAAAGATTGGACAGCAATCAAACGATTCAAAGCATTAGGTTTGCCTGTAGTATTTCTCACTGGCGATGCATTTAATGTTGATGTTGCAATGAGAAGAAACATAGATGTTTATGTGAATCGTTCAGACACACACCACACAGATAAAATCCATATGCTACCAAATTTGTGTGATGAATATTCGGTAGAACCTATGAATATTGTATATGTTGGTGATGATATCTTTGATGTAAGACTTCTTGCTGCTGTAGGTTATGCATTCTGTCCAAGTGACTCTCCAAGTTGTGTAAAAGCAATTGCACAGCATCTAAGTGGTAAAGGTGGTGAAAATCTAATTATGGAATTATTTGAACGATTAGACTTAGCAGGCAAGTTACCTGAATACTCTTTTCATGATCATTTGGAAAAAGTTTATGAAATTGATATAAAGGAAAAATTTTGAGAGATTTCGGTCTTTATGGGCATTTAGTATTTGATACTGTACTAGATGTTAAAACATATCATAATACGGGTGGTATTGCAAATGTATGGAGAGCATTGAAGCATTTAAATCCCAAAGCAGACATTCATGTTTCACCAACTGCTATAGGTTATTCTACAATCACAATTGATAGAGAAAAATCAGAACGATATAGCAATTCTGATTTAAATGCATCTATCATATTACCAACAATCATTCAAGCAAGAGTCAATCATGTTGCATACATAAACGAGTTAGAAGAAACATTCTTTATTCGGCATTTAGAAGGCATTGTTTGTGCTGACATATGCACAGGTGAATCATTAGATGATGAATTATTGGACATGATAGATTATCTTTTTGTATCTGAAGAAGACTTGAGATTGATCAAAACTCCTGATAGAATTAAAGGTATCATCGTTGTCCATTCACCGAGAAGAAGTTATTTTTATCATAACAAATATGAGTGTACTGGCGAGTATGTTGAAGGATTAAATGTGTTAGGTGCTGGTGATTATTTTGCTGCACGATTTATGTTAGGTCTACATAAAAATCATTTACCTGAAAAGTGTTTGCGAGATGCACATAGGGAAACTACAAAATTTTGGAAAGATAGTCATGGGAAAACCTAATATACTTGTGCCGATGGCTGGTTTGGGCAGTCGCTTTCAAAAAGAAGGCTTTACTGTACCAAAACAGCTTATCAATATTCATGATAAACATTTGATTGACATTTCGTTAGCATGTTTAAAGACTGACGATTGTAATCTAATCTTTATCATTCGTGATGAGCATGTCTATAACTTTCGCATGGATGAAATTCTAAAGAAAAAGTTTGGCGATAATTGTCAAGTCATTGTTTTAGACCATCTAACAAGAGGTTCAGTTGAAAGTTGCTTACATGCCGAGCAATTTATTAACAATAATGATCCACTTATTATTCACACGCTTGATATAGAATTTGAACCACAATATGATCCCTATGATATGTTGAAGTGGGATGCAGATGGTATGATTTTGACATTCAAATCAAATAGTACGAACTACAGTTATGCTAAAGATGTTGGCGGTCGTGTGACTGAAACTGCTGAAAAGAAAGCAATTAGTGGAGACGCATGTGTAGGCATTTATGGATTTAGAAATGGTGCAACATTCGTTAAGTATGCGAAAAAGATGATAGCAAGAGACATCCGAACAAACAACGAATTCTATATCGCACCGCTATACAATCTTCTTATTCAGGATGGTCTAAAGATTGTATCTTATCCAGTGCAAAAGATGCATGTATTTGGCACACCAGATGAGTATAGGTTTTACAAAAACAATGCAATCAAAAATTTAGGTAATACAACAAAGCCTATTGCACTGTGTTCGGATCATTCTGGCTTTGCTGAAAAAGAAATGTTCAAGTTTGTTCTAACCGAATACTTTCATATGAAGTGGATTGACTTTGGCACTTTTGTGAATCGTGATTGCAATTATAAAGACTATATCGGTCAAGCAGCAAAAGCAATTCAAGACGGTGATTGTGAATTTGCCTTTGGTTTCTGTAGAACTGGTCAAGGTGTCAATATGTGCGCTAACAAATTCAAAGGTATTCGGTCTGCACTTATCTATGATGAGAACGCAATGGAAATGGCCATTCGTCATAACTGTGCTAACTTCTTTGCGATACCTGCTAAGTTAGCAACATCTAAAGACTGGCTTGCTGATTTAATGTATCTTGCAATCAAGCACACGTTTGATGGTGGTAGACATCAGACTCGCATACAGGAATTAGAATGATTGTTTCAAACATTGAAAAGTATTTCAAAGGATGGTTTGTTGGTGACTTTGAAAACTCAATTTATAGAACAAATCTTTTTGAGGTTGCACACCATAAACATCCTAAGAATGATCCTACATTCTCACACTATCATAAACTTACAACGGAGTTAAATTATATCGTTCGTGGTGAACTCAATGTATCCGGTTTACATCTAAAGACTGGTGACATGTGGATCTACGAAGCAAATGAAATTTCAAATGTTACCTTCTTGGAAGACACCGAACTCATCGTGGTGCGGTGGCCAAGCATACCAACGGACAAATACGATGCTACTCATTGCACATAGAGGTCTAATAAACGGACCAAATACAACATTAGAAAACTTTCCTGATCAAATTCGGTATGCACTAAAATCTGGTTATCAATGTGAGATTGATTTATGGCGTGTATATGATCAATTCTACTTAGGGCATGATGAACCACAACACAAGATTGACGAAGAATTTTTATATGATAACGCTACAATGTTATGGATTCATGTGAAGAATATAGAAGCGTTGGAATGGTTAACCAAAACTAATCTTCATTATTTTTGGCATGAAAAAGATGCATACACACTGACAAGTCATGGTTTCATATGGGCTTATCCCAAGAGCAAGTTAACCAAAATGTCCGTCTGCGTGATGCCAGAGCAATTCATGGGATTAGAAAAGTGTTCTAAATTAGAATGCTATGCAATCTGTTCGGATTATGTTGACAAACTATCTGAAATCGTATAGAATACTAAATATATAGGGAATTGTTCCCGTTCTATAAGGAGCAGATATGAAAACCTTTCCAAAGGTTGTAGTGTTACTCTTTTCTTTGCTTTTTGCATCTGTAGCATACGCATTAGATCCACAATCATTACTGAAGGGCAAAGATACAAGCAAAATTGACTTGTACTGGATGGCACTCAATATCTACCATGAAGCTGGCAATCAGCCTTCAATTGGTAAGATAGCAGTTGGTATGGTCGTACTCAATCGCTTAGCCGACAAGCAAAATAGATTTCCAAAGAACATTAAAGATATTGTAACGCAAGATTGCCAGTTCTCTTGGTATTGTATCGTAAAGGATCATAAACCTAAGAACATGGACATGTGGAAACAATCTTACAAGGTTGCAGAATTTCTCTTGACAGGATACAAAAAAGGCATTATGATAGACGTTGTAGAAGGTGCCACACACTTTCATGCAACTTACGTGAAACCACCTTGGGCTAAGACCGCAACAAAAGTCGTGCAAATCGGCGACCACATTTTTTATCGTTGGGGAAAGGATGTCCAAAAAACAAAAATGCGAATCTAAAGATATGAATTTGAATATATTAACTAGCAAAGAATTTGAAAGACACATTGCAGACATTATGAAATATAAGCATCCAATTACAATGATTGATGCTATTGTTCTATATTGTGAAGAGAAGAATATAGAAATTGAAACTGCTGCTGCACTTGTTTCACCTCGAATGAAAGGTAAGATTGAAGGTGAAGCAATGAAAGCAAATCTTATTGCAAAGAAAGCTAGATTACCTATAGAGGATGATGAACTATGAAACTTTGGAAAATTTCAACTGAGCATAAAAAATCCGTCGAACAAACAGAGTATTGGGAAAATTTAGACAATGGGCAAAAAGTGACTCATACTCTTTGTTGGCGATGGGGTGAATACTTTGTTGAACCTCCTGAGAATACAACCATTGAAGAATGGTTAGAAAGTTATGATGAGGATGAGGGGCTAAAAGTTTTTGATGAATTTGAAGTCCATGATTCCAGTGAATGGGATGGTTGGTATAGCGACTATGAATTTGATGGCATGGACGAAAATGAAACTGAAGCGATGCTTGAATTTCTTGAAGGTAGCAGTATGTATGATTTAGAGGGTGACGGATGGGTATGTACTGATTCTGAAACGACTCTTACTGGACCTTTAGTTATCGAAGAAGTTGAGAATGGAAGCGATTGATGCATATAAAATTTATGTCGCACTAAAAAATCACTTTACACTTGACACTTATGATTATTTCAAATACAATAAGAAAACGAATGTTTCATATGATAGTTTTCTAAAACGGAAAGACAAGATATTTTTTGCTAAACTCGGAAATCGAAAGAAAGACTATCTTGAGAATTTTCTTGTTGCAAATTTTATTTATCAAACAAACATGTGGATCGGAGAATTATTGTCCGATGAATGTGAAGATCGTTATAGAGAATGGAAAAAACGTCAAGAGTCACTGACTTACCATTTCTCAAATCAGATTAATTTTGTTGGTGAAATGAACAAGCATGAATTCAATGAGCTATTTCATTCAATAGATGGTAATCATCCTAAAATTATTCGAATGTACTTTAGAAGAGAAATAAGTCTTGAAACTTTAGTAATACTTGACAGCATACTAAAGTTTATGATAAAATCAGACAAATCAATCAATGATCCAATATATCGTGAGGTAAGTAAGTTATGCAAGAAATACCAGCCATTCTTAAGGTTCGACGAAATGAAAATGAAGTCAGCCCTAAAGCAGGTATTGTTGAAGTAAGAAAAAGTTACAAGAGTAAAATTTGTGCGTTATTGACACCGGTTCAACGTAAAGGAGACATATATAATGATGTAGATTATGAAAAATGTGGACAAGTTAATACAATTTTTAATACAATTTAATACGAGGTAAACAATATGGCAAGTTCATTCGCTGATCTAAAAAAATCACGCTCACAAGCCCTAGAAAAACTGACGGGCGAACTATCTAAACTCAATAACAAAGAAGAAGGCAAAAAGTCATACGAAGATGACCGCTTCTGGAAGCCAACTGTTGATAAAGCTGGCAATGGAATGGCTACGATTCGCTTTCTACCTTCACCTGAAGGTGAAG